TTGGCGTGGTTGCCGCTGCTGCCGATCTGAGCGGAGTAGCCGCTGCTGCCGATCTGAGCGGAGTAGCCGCTGCTGCCGATCTGAGCGGAGTAGCCGCTGCTGCCGATCTGAGCGGAGTCGCCGCTGCTGCCGATCTGAGCGGAGTCGCCGCTGCTGCCGATCTTGGCGTGGTTGCCGCTGCTGCCGGTAGAATTTGGCGCTTTTTCAATCGTTTCTTCCTTGAGATAATCGATGCAAGCTTTGACAAATCCGGGCAAGCCAAGCTTTACGCCAATATGCAGTTTTCTTGTGGCAAACTTCCCGTTATCCCCTTCTACCGGCTTTTCCAGCGCCTCGACCGCTGCAAAGTCGCTGACTTTTCCGCTATCATTTACAAGCGGGTAAAAATTAAGCACATCAAAAGGATTAACGCAATAATGCATCATACCTTTTTCACAAATCTCGCCGCCCTCTTCTTCATAGTCTGTGTTTTCCTGATACTGTTTCCCTTTGCAGATCATGCCGGGTTCAAAGGCTTTGTAGCCGTTCAAATTATCCATTGTTTTCCTCCATATAAACATAAGCGGTTTGGACGCCAAACTCCCGCGCGGCCTGATGGTCGTCAAAGAATACGTCGATGCGGTTTTCCTTGATCGCGCCGCCGCAATCCTCGGCGGTGTATGTATGGCTCGTGCCGTCGGCAAAATAGATCGTGACGGTGGAGCCGTAAGGGATCACGCGAGGGTCAACGGCAATCGTTCGCCCCTCTGTGGCGGTCGTGCCGGTCGAGGTAATGCCGTCCGTCTTTCCGCAGCAGCGGGAGCACGGGCAATAGGCGGTCAAGCAGAACTCGCCGAGCGGTTCGCCGATGTCGAGCACCGCGCATCCTTCTGCGGGCTTGTCCTCACCGGGGAGCCTGTCCTCGATGACCGGCGGCTCGCCCTTGTACGGCTGCCCGGTGGTTTTGACCGTTAGGGCTGCGACGATGATAAGCAGCGCCGCGAGGAACAGGCAGACGGCAGCGATGCGCGCCGAAGCGTCGGCCTTGCGCTGCTCGCGGGTGCGCCGGTCGCGTCTCATGTGGTGTTCCTCTCTTTCATCAGGTCGGCATAGATAGCCTGCTCCGCAAAGCCGCCGACGGTGCAGACGATGCCGCGCAGTGCCATGTCGTCGCGCACACGCGCTTGCAGCCGGTCGGGAGAAAGACCCTCCCAATAAAGCCGCACATAATCAGCCCGCAGCTTTTCGATCTTCCGGTCGTTCTCGCGCTTGAACCTCTGCACGGTCACGGCCTCGGCTACCCATACGCCTTTTTCTTTCCGGCTCGCTATCTTGCCGGACCGGAGCAGGTCAAGCGCCGTTTGGTAAGGGACGCGCAGACACCGCGCCACTTCCTTGCCGTTCACAAGCCGCCCTCCGTTTCTTTGCTCATGTCTCATGCTTCGGCACCCCTTTCCGCGATCCACTCGTCCGGCAGGCGCTTGAAAATCCGGTAGACGGCGCTCCCATCCGTTTTGATGCACAGGCCGAACGGGTAGACGCCCTGCTCAATGCCGCGGCGCAGGGTGTCGGGGGAATTGCCAATGCCTTTTCTCCCTTCTTCTCGTTCGGCACAAGGCCGACAAACTCAAGGCCGCGACCGCGCGCATAAATCTCGCCCATGATCGTCCCCAGTTTTACAGGGTCAGGCGGCGTGACCCAAATAATCTTGTATTCCGGCTTTTTTCTCATTGCCTTTTCCTTTCTCCCGTGCTACAATAAGCACGGACACAATATCTTGTGGTAAGATTTGTCCCACCCGCCCCGCTCGATGCTGCAACATTGGGCGGGGCATTTTTTTTACTTTTCATCGGGCTTCAAAAGCTCGTCCACTGTGCAGCCGTAAAGCGCGGCGACCTCCGGCAAGCGGCTTGCGCGCGGATGCTGCTGTCCGGTCTCCCACATATAGACCGCCGCGTCGGATACCTTTAGTTTTTCGATCACCTGCTGGACACTCAATCCGGCAGCCAATCGAGCACTGCGAAAACTCATTCGTTCACCTCCAATTTGCTTTTACTTAGTTTTCATTGACTGCGGCGTGGGGATTTGCTATACTCTCATGCAGGAGGATAGAGTGAAAAGGCACGAGGCTCCCCATATTCTTATTGAAAGGAGGGAACCCTTTGCCGCGAAACTCCGTCCGGACAAGTAAGCGCGTTGCTTCCAAAGCGTCAAAAACTTTAAGCAACCGCAAGGCAAGCAAGAACTCAAAGGCTCTTGCCGCGTCCGCCTTGTCCAACCGCCGGTCAAAGTGACCGGTGAGCCGTCCCGATGTTCACGCATCGGGGCGGTCTCTTTTCCCCTCGCCGCAGCCAATAAAAAACTTAGCGAAAGAGTAAGAAAAACTAAGTTTCCCTTGACAACTTGGCAAACTGTGATATTATAAAGGTGCCAACGATCATAATATTTTTTCGCAGTCCGCTAAATGTAAGGGGGCTTGGGTTTTTGTTACCCTTTATGTTCCTAATTATAACTAACAAAAACGAATTAGTCAACAATAAGTTAGTTAGTTTTTGTTAGTTCTGCGTGTTGCACAATTTTTCGGAGGGTGTATGCGCACTATTGACAAAATTAACTATTACTTACGAATAATTGGGAAAAATGGCGCCGATTTAAGCCGCGCGCTCGGCCTTTCAAACAGCATTTATAGCCAATGGAACACGGGAAAATCAAAGCCGTCGCCACAAAAACTTCCTGCGATAGCTGAATTTCTCGGCGTTTCCGTTGCGGACATTCTTCCAGATGATGAAGAAGTCTTGCCGAAGGCAAAAAAAGAAAGCGCCTCCGATCCGAAGACCAAGGGCGTGAAAAAAGCCCACGCCACAGAGGGCGAGGACTATACAGATTTGCAGAAGGCTGCTATTCAGTTTGTGTTGTCATTGCCGCCGGAAAAGCTGGAGCGTTTTGTGAAAATGGGCCGCGCTGCTTTTGAGGAAGAACAATGAAAGAAATCATCATTTCACTCGGCTGTGCTGCTATTTCCGGCATTGTCGCATGGATCGTTGCAAAACAGGCGGCAAAGGCAGAAATCAAAAAGCTGCAAACAATATGGGCGCACGAAAAGGAAACGGCTTGCGATGCCGATTTTGACAAAATGGTATCTGCCGTTTCCCTTTACGCAAAATACCCGTCTCCGAATGATTTCCATGCCGCGACCGATGCCGTCGCCGTTTATCGGGCAAAGGCAACCGAGGAAATGGCGGTCGAGGTCGACAAACTCAGCGGATTGGTGGAGCGGTTCAACCCAAATTGCGACGCGATCTTGAAGCAGTTAAATGCCGTGATCGAGTGCAAGCGGAAAGCCAACGGTTAAAATGCGACCTTTCCGGGTTCGCCCTCTTTCCAAAACACTTCAAGTTCCCCGGTAAACAGGTTTCGCGCCATTCGGTAAAGCTCGGTCATTGCGGTCTCGTGATCCATGTCGTCGCATTCCAGACCGATTTCATACTCGGCACCTTTTTGTTTACTGATCGCCCAAATTTTCATTTTAGAGCCTCCATGATTTTTTGAAGTTGTTCGTCGGATAACTTTTGGATTAAGTCAAAGGCTTCTGCCAGCATTTCTTGATACTTTATTGTATCACATTTCGCGTCATTACACAACATCTTGCGTCCCTCCGTTTAGCTCTAAGGCTATTTTTTGCTCCTCTTCCTCGAGGATGCGCTCAATCAGCGCGAGCATTTCGTCTTTTTGCTTCGGCGTTAGGAGCAGATAAAGCGCCGCCGCCGCTTGCACCTGTGCGTCCATGCTTCGACCTCCTTTTCGGTATTCATACCTATTCCCACAACAGGCGTTTGCTGCACGGCGCTGTGCAACAATTAAAAAATATTGTGGAGCGGCGCGCAGCCGCAGGATCACTTTTTATTTTACTATATGTCGATTATTGCACTTTGTGCAGTCGAAAATATAAAACCAAAAGGTGGTGCACCAAATGGCGAAGAGCAAAATCCCCGGCCTGTCCTTTAGTTGGAAGCGTGCACTCGGAATCACGAAGACGAAAAGAAAAATTTCAAAAGCAACTGGGATCCCAACGACCAAAGCAGGGCGGCAAAGAAAACTTGGCAAGCTCCTTGGTATGAAGTAAGGTTAGCCCTCGCCGCCTCTGCAACAACGGCGAGGGTTTTTTGCAGCCGGCGGGGACCGGTCGCCGCTGCTTGTCTTTACCGTAGCCCACTTTGGCTTGGTAATTCAATGCCGAAGCCTTGCAATAAAACAGCGCTCGACATGGCTCGACAAGCCCTCATCTTACGACTTTGCGGCGCGAAAATCGAAAAAATTAAGGTGGCGTAAATGAACATTCAAGAAGTGTGTAGAATCCGTAAAGAAGAATTGAAACTGACCTATCAGGAAATTTCAGACGTTTCCGGCGTGCCGCTGTCCACCGTGCAGAACTTCTTTTCCAAGTTTTCGAAAGCTCCGTCGATTTACACCGTCGCGCCGATCTGCAAAGCGCTTGGAATATCGCTTGATGAATCGTTCGGAATTTCCGAACACTTGACGCCGACCGAGGAAACTTTGCAAGCGCGAAATGATGAGCTGGAACGCCATGTTGACGCAAAGGCCGATACCATTGAGATCATGCGGCGCGGCGTGCATATCCGAAACGGCGTGATTGCTATAATGTTTGTCATTATCGTTCTGCTGGCTGCATGGTGCTTGTACGTTGATTGGAGAGGGATTTGATGCGAGCGGCATTGTATATCCGCGTGTCCAGCGAGGAGCAGGCGCGGCATGGCCTGTCATTACAAGAGCAGCGGGACACGCTGACAAGATATGCCAAAGCGAATAAAATGACCGTGGCAGGCATATACGAGGACGCAGGAATTTCCGCGAGAAAACCGTACAAAAAGCGCCACGCGCTCCTGCGGCTGCTGGACGATTGCAAGGCGGGGAAGGTCGACACGATTTTGTTTATCAAGCTTGACCGATGGTTCCGCAATGTCGCGGGATACTACGATGTGCAAACGCAGCTGGACAAATACGGTGTGACATGGCAAGCGACGGAAGAGGACTACGAGACGCGCACTGCGTCCGGGCGCTTGAAGGTAAACATCATGCTTTCCGTCGCGCAGGACGAGGCCGACCGCACAAGCGAGCGAATCAAATTTATCAACGACGGCAAGCGTGCAAAGGGCCAACCCGCAGGGTCAAAAGCCCCTTTAGGGTATATCATCAAGGACAGGCAATACCAGATTGATAACGATACAGCAGATGCCGCACGAGATATGTTTGCGGCGTATATAAAACTGCAAAGCGTGCTGGGCGTAAAGAAGTATATGCTCGAGACATGGGCCATTGACCGCGCATATACCAAGTATGTAAACTATTTTCGGAACCGGCTTTATATCGGTGAGGTGTACGGCATCGAAAACGCTTGCCCCGCCCTAATAAGCAAGCAGGATTTCGACATTGTAAATGATATCCTCCGCCAGCGGTCGCAGCGCTGCGCAGGGGTTGAGACAGATCGCGTTTATCTGTTCTCCGGCTTGTTGCATTGCAAAGAGTGTGGGAAAACGATGCAGTCGGAAACGGCAAAGCAGATTTATACCTATTACCGTTGCAGGACGCGCATGCTTGACAACTCCGCGTGCCAGCACAAAAAGAGGATCCGCGAAGACGCGCTGGAAGATTATTTATTGCATGAGCTTGAGGGGATTGCCGAGCGAAACAATCGCTATTACAAAAAAGCAGAAAAAAAGCCCACGCAAAGCGCGGACGCGATACGAAAGAAAATGGGTAAGTTGAAAACGCTTTATCTTAACGACTTGATCGAGTTGGACGAATACAAGCGGGAGTACGCGAGCTTGAAGAAAACACTTGAAACGGTAGAGGAAAAGCCGCAGACAAACCTTGATGCGCTCCGAAATGGGCTTGCTGAATATGACACTTACTCGCGGGAAGAGAAAAAGGAATTCTGGACGCGCTTTATCTGGAGAATTGACGCAGATGACGACGGCGCGTTTTTTGTAACGCCACGTTAGGCATATTTGACCTTGGCGTTCCCAAAGGTAAATTATGCCCAAAAGAATCCCCCCGCCTTACGACGGGGGTGTTCTCATTTTTCCAGCTTCCGCATCACGCTGTTGTACACGCGCTCGTTGACGATTTTCAGGCTGTCCATCAGCTCGTCCATGACCTCCCACGCTCTTGCCGGAGCCATGTCCGAGACGGCCTGCAAAAAATCGCTGTCGCCGTAGCTGCCTACCGTTTCAGACGCATAGGTCTTGACCGGCGCCGGAGCTGCCGAATACAACATTGGCCTTTCCGGTTCTTTTGGCGCGTTTTGATTTTGGATGATGTACAGCGCCGCCAGCTTTTGATAATTGGGCCAGCTCGATTCCTCCGTCTCAAGCCGCGATATCCACAGATTGACCTCGTTTTCGTCGATCAAGGGGACGCACCCCCTTTATTCCTCCATCAGGCTCGCGGCACGACGCAGCGCTTCCTTTACGCGGTCGTCGTCCGTCTCGCGCATCATGTCGTTGATTTGCTCGCGCAGGTGCTCCATGCTGTCGGCGCGGCTGTAGTGCCCGCGGACGTAATGCGTGCCGCGGCGAGCATAGGAGCTGCCCCTGTCGTAAGTGCCGCGCATATCGGCCTGCCAGTCGCCGCCGCGAGAATAATCACCGTCGCGGGAATAATCGCCATCGCGGGAATAGCGACGCGAATAGTCTCCGTCGCGAGAATAACCGTCGTCTTCCATCATCTCGATCTTGTCGATGTTCTTGATGGTGTCGGTCAGCTTGTGCGCGATCTCAAGGTCGCCCGCGCCCAGGTCGCCCTTGCGCGCCAGCTCGTCCAGCTCGTCGCAAAGCATATTGCGAAGCTCATACATTGCTTTCTTACTCATGTCCATTCTCCTTTCACGCGATTCTCTCAACCGTCAGGTTCGAGTTGGCGAAGTTGACGGCCTGAGTGCTGGTGTTTTCCATTGCGACCGTCAGGCAGCAGCCTTTCGGGACGCAGACCTGCGCGGAAACATAAATGTTAAAGTAGTTCCCTACCGCCGCGGGCGTGACGGTAGCTGTTGCGCTGGTCAGCGGCTCTCCGTTGATGGCAAGCGCCGCCGTGATGGCCTCAACCGTGCCTCCGGTGGGAATAGCGATGTTGCCGCCAAAGGAGACCCTAAACAGGGCGCGGTTTTGATTGGTGAGGCCGCGCAGCGTGACAATGCCTGCGCCCTGACGATGCACGATACAGGGCTTGCTATTGACTGCCGTTTCGGTCAGGGGAACGTTCTGGCCTGCGGCTACGCTCACAATATTCGCATTTGTGTACTCTGCCAAAATAATCAGTCCTTTCTAAAGGGGTCGAAATCGACCCTGTTAAAATACAGCGGCGAGGCAATAGCCCCGCCGCGTTGTTGTCAGTATCGGCACGGGGCCGAACATTTTGTTGACGTCAACAAAACATCGCCAACAAAAAGCTATGCTATGCAGTTGTCAGCAGCCGCAACAGGCAAACTGGTTGCAGCAATAGGGGTTCTGCACCGTGTAGGCCGGAATGGGAGAGGGGCGCAACTGCGAGACCAGATAGCTGTTCTGCGCCGCCTGGCTTGCCGCCAGCTTCAAACCCTGATTCTCGGTCTGGAGGTCGGACAGCTTGCTCTGCGTCAGGAAGTCGAGGATGGCGCGGCTGTTCTGGTTGTTCGCGTCAATGATGTCGCGTGTGGCGTTCTGCACGGTGTTGCGCGTGTCGCACGCCTGCGTCGCCATGTCGTAGCGCACCTGCGCGATAGCTGCACGGTTTTCGCAGCAGCAATTTGCGGCCTGCATCTGCATGGCGTTGAGCTGCTGCATCAACGCCGCCTGCTGGTTGCTGCGGGACAGCTCGGCCTGTGCAAAGCCGTTTGCCATCGCCATGTTGGTGCCGTTGACAAGCTGCGCCTGCTGATAAAACCCGTCGCAAAGGCCCTGATTTACACTGTCGATCTTGCGCTCGACATTGGCAAAATCAGAGGTCAGCACATAGCCGTCGACCACGCCGCCGCCGTTGCCGTTGTTCCCCCAGCCGTTGTTTCCCCAGCCGCAGAAAACAAACAGGAAAAGAATGATGATCCACCACGCGCCATCGCCGCCGAAGCCGCCAAAGCCGCTGTTCATCATGCCGGTTGGCGCAACAGGCATGGTGGCCTGAACGCCGCCGTCAGAAAGAGACATAGTATCACTCCTTTGAAAAATTTTTATTCATCAAATCGTGGCCACGATGTTGATTTATGTTGATGATTACTGCATCAGGCTTTGAAACTGCTTCGCCATCTGCTGTAGCTGGTTTAGCTGCTGCTGGTTCAGCCTGCCGCTCTGCAAGAGCTTTTCGACCTCCGTTTTGGGGTCGCCCTTGAAGTTCGCCTTGAACTGCTGGAACTGCTGCATCATGCGCTGGAACTGGCCTACCGGTCCGGGCATCTGCCCGCCGCCGAGAGCCCCGAAAAATGGATTAGTCATCGTCCTCGTCCTCCTCGACCTTACGCTTCTTCTTACCCTTTATTTCGCCCACAAGCGCCGCCAGACGGTCGAACTCCTCGCGGGTGACAAATTCCGCACCCGGCTTTTGCGGCGCGTTAGGAGCCGTTTCTGCTCGCTCCACAAGGTCGTAAATCTTGAGCGTCGGCTTGCCGCTTGCATCCGCCTGCTTGAGATACACAGTCGGCGCGGTAGAATCCCACAACGCTACAGCAGAGTTGGGCGCGATGAGATAGCCTCTCGCCTCCTGCTCGCTGCTCACCCATTGCACGCCGCCGGTCGCAACAGGATTTTGCGGCACGGGAGGCGGAGCGGGCTGCATCATCTGCTGCTGCCGCATCTGCATAAGGTTGTCCGGCATCGGCTGTGGATAATAAGGGTTTTGATAGTACGGATTAAAAGACATGTCATTCAGTCTCCTTTACCCAAAAATAGATCACCGTCTCATTGCTGCTGTCCCATGAATCAAAGATCGTCCCGTCCTGCACGCATACCACATGGCCGGACAGGGCTAAAATGTATGTGCCTGCCGGATGCTCGTCCGCAAACTGCCCGACGGTATAGCACAGAGGACAGGTGTCCGGAACGATGTAGCGCCGATAACCGAGAGAGTGCAGATACGCGCCCCAGGTCGCATTGGCCGACGGCATGTCTCCGTCCAAATAGCCTTGTATGGCGAGCGCGAGATACGTTTCGCCCCAGTCTTTTCCGGTCGCTTTGGAGATTGCCCGAACGGTGCAGTCGCCCACATTCTTGCCATAAGGCGACGGATTATAATAGCTATACATGCAGCAGCTCCGCGAAATAAACATAGGTGCGCAGCTCGTCCGGCTCGGGGAACAGCACCAAAATATCCCTCGCCATCTGCTCGGTGAAACCCAATGCCAAAAGCCGTTCGTACATACAGCGCACCTCCTTTCTGCCTATATGGTACAGCGTTTTGCCCCTTAAAAACTGCCCGCAAACTGCCCGCGTTCTGCCCTCAAACTGCCTTAAAAATAATTTGAGAAAATTCGGTTTAACCTATTGACAATAGGTTAAACCTATGATATATTATAGGTACAGTAAAGGAAAGGGGATCCAAAACATGAAGAAGTTCGCCAACATGAAAAGATGGTTCCAGATCGAAAAAAAGATGGAGCTTAACGATCGCTACCATTGCCAGAGACTGGATGCGTTTGGTGAAATCATCGGCGAAACCGAAAAGGCCTATAAACTGTCTGTTGAGGCTCTTTTCATGAGCGGCGAAAAGAATGTAGTGATCTGGTGCCCCAAGTCCTGCGTTGAAAACGTTTTCGAGGCGTAAAGGAGGAAATATTATGAAAACTATTTTGATGGACACTTACAAAATCTTGGGGGAAAACGCAGAGGCCGCTGCCGATTACATCAACGATCAGGAGTCCCGCATGATCTCCGCCGGAGCAGGGAATGCGTATTTCAGCGAAGACTACCGCGAAAACATGAAGCGCTTTAAGAGCGAAGCCGCCGAGAAGTTCGGCGTCACTTTCGAGAACCTGTTTTAAGCCATGCCGGATAGCGAAGCGAAGCGGGCGTGGGCCGCGCAAAACACCACGTTTATCGGGCTGAAATTGAACAACAACACGGACGCGGATATTCTCGCCGCGCTGGAGGGGAAGGCCCGCCAGACTGAGATTAAGCGTCTCATCCGCGCCGGGATGGAGGCGGAAAAGAAATGAAACTGGAGCGAACGAAACATGTCGGCAATAAAGTCTATACCTACACAATGTCACCTGAGGCAGCCGCGAAGGAGAACGCGGCGAAGCGGGCCTACATCGCCAGAGCCTACGACCGCTTGACGCTCGACGTCCCTAAGGGGATGCTGCAGGAGCTGTCCGATCTCGCCCAGCGCCGCGGTATCTCGCGGAGGAAATTGATGATCGATCTTTTTCGGAAAGAATTAGAAAACGAGAGCACCGACTAATCTTCGGTGCTCTCGTTTTGTCCGTCTGCTATTTTCCGGTAAGCTTTCCGCCGTAGCTTGGCAAGACCGTCCACGCTGAGGTGGAGCATCTGCGCCACCTGTACGCAGGAGCGGCCCCGCACGTCGCACTCGACGAGGCACGCCATTTCGTCGGGCGGAAGCTCAAAAGACCGAATGTATGCCACGGCCCGCCGCGGGGCCATAGAGGATAACTGTGCACGGATCGCTCGGTGCTGCTTGTCCATGCTGTGCGCCGGGGCTTGCAGAGCGCTCACGCGAGGGGAGACGTTGAAGGTCTCCCGCCCGTTTTCCTTTCGTTATTTTAGAATTTTTTCGAGATATGCGTAAACATATTCTCCCCACGCCCTTTGCGTCGCGGGGCCGAACGAGTTATCCACATCCAGCGCATAGCCGCAGGCGTTGAGAAGCTCTTGCAGCTTGCCGACCGCCGCGCCCTTGTCGCCGCGCGTGAGCACGGTCTTGTCCGCGGGGTATTTTGGCACGCCGAAGCCGCGGATATAGCGCCCGTTGACGGGAATGACGCGGTACGCGCACTTGTGCTCCTTGCCCTTGTTGCCATCGAACACCGTGATCTTCTGCCCGTCGCAGGCGGTCACGATGCCCGTGTGGTTGGGAGCGCCGGTGCAGTCCGTGAGGGCGTAGTCCTTGCGGTCGTTCCAGCAGTAGAAAACCTGCTCGCCGACCGTTGGGACGTGCGCGTCGTCTTCAACCCATTGGCCGCGCGCCTGGTACCATTTCATCTGCTCACCGCAGGAGCACTCGACGGGAATGACCTCCGTCAGGCCGCAGAGGATCGCCGCCGCGGACACCATCGCCGCGCAGTAGTCGTCCGAATAGGTGAGCCTGTAGCCGCGCGGGTGCGGGAGGTAACTGTTGTAGGCGTCTACGATCTGCTTATGCACCGCATCGCCGCGCACCGCGCCCTCCCACGCGGTCAGGGTCTCAAGAAACCTCTTCATTTTTCCTGTTCTTCTCGGTCTGCGTGCCGAAGTAGAAGGCGATGATGGTCGTGAAGATCGTCAGAAACTCCGTCCCGCTGATGCTGCCGCGCAGGGCAAGCACCGAGAAAACCGCCGTGAGCGCGATGGTCACGATGCTCTTGACCGTGAGAAGATTGGCAATTCGATTTTGCATTTTTGCCTCCTTTACAAAAACCGCACGGCATAGAACTGCCGCGTCTGTGTATTGATCTTGTTACACGCGCCGTTGATGGCGGCGACGTGCCCGCCGTCGAGCATGACAGCGTATTCCAGCTTGAGCTTGTCCCGACAAAAGGCGTTGACCTGCTGCGCGGTCATGCTGCGGCAGTAGACGCCGTAGAGCATCCCGCCCTTGTAGCCGAGGACGGTGTGGTTGGTCTTGCGCAGCACGTCGGAGTATGCGCCCGTAAAGCCCTCCACCGCGGGGTCATAGTGGTCGAGCAGGCCAAGCCCGCCGACCGCCCAAACGACATCTCCCAGCGCCGCCGCCGAGGAAACGCGGGCCATGCGCACCGCGCCGTCCGTGGTCTTGTAGAGCACGCTCTCGGGGCGAGGATAGTGACAGCTCCAGTTGCGAACGACCTTGCCGCCGCGCACCAGGATGGAGCAGGGCTGACCCTGCCACGAAAAGCTCCCCGAGATGGCGTTTTTCGGCAGCCGTCCGCTCAGGTTGAGCGGGTCAATGTCGCGGGCGAGGATGCAGGGCTGACCGTACAGCTCGACGTTGAGCGGAAAGCAGTCCGCGCCGAGCTTCGCCGCGATGTCGCTCAAGGTCTGGTTGCCGATCCAGCCGTTGTCCAGCGCCCCGACGGAGCGCTGGATGGCGCGGATCATGCGCACCTCTTCCGAGGTAGCGCCCTTGACGTCTCTCATGACATTACCTCCCACTCGTCGATCTCGCTTTTGATGCGGTCAATAAAGCTGTTGCCGCCGAGGGCCTTGTAGCCCCGATAAAGGTAGATGAAATCCTCAAGCTCATACTGGCGGATCGTCTGGCTCTCGCGGTGCTTGTAGTAGGTGTGCAGCATGTCGTGCCGGAGCTGGCATTTGAGCGCGTCGGTCAGCTTGTCCAGCCCGAGCAGCTTGTTGCGCAGCGGCTTGACGAGCATGGCGACCGCCGCGAGGATCACCGTCACCTCCGAGCACAGCGCCGCCAATTTCGATAAACTTTCCATAGGCGTTGTCTCTCTTTCCGGCGGCGCGAAAAAAGCCGCCTTGTCGTGCTTGACAAAGCGGCTTTAGGTGTGCTATATTTAGGCCAGTAAGAACGGCTGCCATTGCTGGTGGCGGTCGTCCCTCAGTGAGTTTATAGCTCGAAGGAAACGCCGCTTACCGCTATGGTGGGCGGTTATTTCTTATGTCTTGTGACCGTGAAGATCAGAGACGCAAGACCGATGAGCACAAGCGAATATGTGAACATATCAGCGTATGTAACCATCGCGCACCTCCTTTGCAGGAAGTGGACAACCTTGCCGTTCTTACCGGCAGGCGAATTATAGCACAGTCTGCCGCGCTTTGTCAATTTGCCGCCCACCGGGGCGGCTTTTTTACTTGTTCAGCTCCGCGAGCTTTGCTGCGACGTCCTCGGGGATGGAGCCGGTCGTCATCTTGACGCAGTAGCCGTCCTCGTCGTAGGTGAGCTTGTAGCAGGGGGCGACATAGATCTCCGTGCCGGCGCGGGAAAGGTCGCGCGCCATGACGGGCTGCACGATGCTGTTCTTGATGCCCGCGCTCTCGCTCAGGCCCGCGGGGGTATCGGTGACCTCGATGGGCTTGCCGTCGGATGCGATACGAGTGGTAGTCATAGTTTTGTTCTCCTTTTCTTTGTTCAAAATTTATTTATCATCGGTGTAGCTTTCGCCGGTGATCTCCTTTTTCTCGCGCGCTGCCGCACGATGCCGTGTAATTCATTTTTCCAGAGGGAGGGGGCCGCGGCCCCCTCCCTCTGCACTCCCTCCCATCAGGGGAGTTTTTGGAGGCGGCAGCCGACGTACGCGCTCGCGTTGGAAACGCCGCTGTAGTTGACGTGGAACATACCGTGGTCCAGGCTCTGACCATAATAGCCACCACGGCGCAGGCACGGGTAGGAGGCTCTATAGTACCAGCTATCGGGGACATAGGTACTGTCGCTGCCCGATGCGCCGGAGGCGATGAAGAGCGGCGGCAGGCCCGAGACGGTCTTGACGCTCAGCGCGCTGATCCAGCCGCTCGTCGGTATCCCGACACATTTGCCGCCGGAATTATCCGAAAAGGCAGACGGGTTGGGTATAGCATACATCCCGTTAACATGATAATAGCAGCCGTCCATCCAGTCGTAGCAGTTGTCCCACAGGCCCTCAATGCCGCGGTACTGCGTGGTTGCGCCGTAGGTCGTGCGGGCACTCGCCGTCGTGCCGGTGTGGTAAGGCATGGAATCCGTGTAGCCCATGCTCTGCACGCCGTAGCTGTTGCCGCAGCCGTAGCCGATGACTGCCTGACTGTTCCAGTTGGCGTACTCGACGATGTAAAGCAGCCAGATGGTAAAGGCCATCAAAAAGTCGCTCTGCCACACGGTAGAGCCGAGGGCGTGGATGCCGCTTCGCGCGGTGCTGCGCGTGATGTTGTTCTTCGGCGCGGATCCGCCGTAGCTCTTGTAGTCGCTGCTGCGGCAGTGGTAGCGTCCGATGTAGACCACATCACGCTCGCCCTTGCCGTCGCCTCGGTCCATGTGCGCGGGCGAGACGGAGAAATCGTCCTGCGCGGCGTTCGCGATCTGAATTTTCAGGCCGTTGCCGCTCTGCGTCAGCTTGTACCAGAACTTCGGGATCTTGACGAGCTTGCCGCACGTCGCGTCGTCCACGATCTCCATGCCGCTCCACGGCATGATATTGTCGAATGGAGAACCGTAGTTGCTGATGCCGGACATGTAGGCGACGGGATCGGGGAAATTCGCGGAGGCGTCGGTACGCGTAAGCTGCGGCGAGCTTGAGCCGTCCCAACTTACGCCGTAGATCGCATGGACGGTGATCGCCTGCGTTGCGGTCTTCGTCACGCCGTTCTCGGTGTAGGTGATCGTGATGGCCGTATCACCGGCTGTGAGAGCTCCCGCGGGCGAGAAGGTGTAGGACGGGCTCGTCAGCGTCGCGCCGTTGGAATAGGTCGCGGTCACGACCATGCCCGCGGGGTCGAAGGTCTCGCCCACCTTGTAGGCGGTTTTTGTGGGCGGTGTCGTGATGGCGATGCCGGTCAGCTTGATGCCGATAGCGATGCCGACGATCCGCTCGCCCGCTGCGTTGTGGGCAATGACGCCGGCCATGAGCGTCTCCGGCGTTACGGTGTCCCCGGTCAGATCAAGCAGGACTGTTCCGTCGCTGAGCTGGACTTTGTTGTTGGCCATGCCGCACCTCCTCAGCCGATGGTGACCGTCTTGCCTCCCTGCGCATTGTCGGTGTAGGCAATCGGGATCGCCGCGACCGTGACGGAGCTGAGGCAGTTGTACCCATCGTCGGGCAGGACCTCCTGCGAGGCAAACGTGGGCGTGACGCTCTTGGCCTGCGGATTCATTCCCTCGCTGCCGGACATCGTGCCAGTCACGCCGAGGACGGTGATGCCCTCACGGATGTTGGCGGGGATCAGCTTCGCCTCTTCGGCTGCGTCGATCTGCGCCTTGCCGCTGCCGTCGTGGTAGCCCTGAGGGATGGTGACCGGCTTGCCCTTTTCCGTGATGCTGAGCGTCTTGGCCCCGTTGTTCGGCATGGTACCGGTGACCTTGCTGCCGGTGACATAGGCTGTCTTGCCGGCCAGAATTTCCGCCGCGCCCGCGGTGGCGTCGCCGGTGTCCGCGTCAAATTCGCAGGAGCCGGTGATGGGCGCGCCGTCCTTGCCGTGCGCGGTAAAGCCCTTGAGGAGCTTGTCCGCGACCACGGTGTCCTGGGTGAGGTCCATGAGGACTTCGCCGCTCGAGAGTACGATTTTGCTGTTGTACTGATTTTCAGCCATTGAAAATACCTCCGATAAAAATCGTTTTTCCGCCCGAGGGGTTTTCCACACGGGCGACCGCAATGGGATCAACGGTCACATTGTCTTTCAGAAGCCTGTCCTTTGTGGCAAGCTCCTGCGTCTCAAAGTTGGGCATCACGGTATATGGGCCGTCATACGGCTCGCCTCCGACCTCACGGACCGAAACATGGAAGCCGATGCCGATGGCCGCCGGCGTCCCGAGGAAAAAGGCTGCCTTTTTCCTGCCGACGTCAAACGTAATCGCAGCCATCAGATCACCGCCCTGCTGAGCGCGCGTTTAACATCGATCTGCTGCATTTCTGAGCCAATCACGTCGCCGCTCGGGAACTTCACGCGCACCTGCATGGGGCAGACGGTCGGAAGGCCGAAGGTCTCCGGCTGCGTGAGGGGAAAGTGAAATTTGCCGTCGGAAAACGTGACATCGCCCGGATAGGTCTTGACGAGGTTCAGCAGTGCGACCTCGACCAGAGAGACGGCCGGGGGGCTGAGCGTCTGGCCCTCGTTGGTGATCTCCACGTCGATGGAATAAGCGTCGCCCTGTACCATTACGTCGTCACCTCCGTTGCGCTGACGGCGCCGGTGTCGTCCACCGTCAGCTTGAATTTTTTCGTGCTGCCCGCCGTCGAGGAGGGGATGATGATCTCGCCCTCGTCCACGCGCTGCAATAGCTCGTCGGTCTTCTCGCCGGTGTAGAGCATGGTGTAATAATCGTTCGGCATAAAAACCTCCTTAAACGATCATTCTCCGCCCGAGAGAATCGAGCAGGCCAAGGTTGTTGCTGGTCACGAGCGGGCCGGACTGCAGCTCTTTTTTCTTGCGGTAGTAGATGATGATGCAGCCGGGCTTGCCTGCGCCGCCTGCGCCCGCAGAGCCACCAGTTGCCCATGCTCCGCCCGTTTCTGTTTTCGGATTTTTGCCGGATGGCGAAAACGACATGCTGAGCGTACCGACTGCACCGGCACCACCGCCGCCGTGACCACCGTCTCCGCCGTCGCCATAGTTTTCGCCGTCATTCCCGTTGGCTCCGTTTGCGCCTTTGCCGCCGCCTGAACAGTTGCCGCTAAGCGTAACAACGCTTTGAGAGGGATCATTCGAATCGAACTCGCCGTATAGGTTGATATAGACTTCTCCTGCCGAAGTCGCGCCGTTTGCTCCTTGTGCGGCACCGCCGCCGCCCCATCCGTTTGCCGTTACAGTTCCCGATATCCCGTACTCGGTGTCGCTTACCGTTTTGCTGTTGATCCCGTAGCCTCCACGGAAATCCCCCACCGCTTGACCATCGTTTCCAGGAGAGCCACCATTGCCGCCTTTCTTACCATCCGCACCTTTTCTCCCGAAGTAGGTTTGCGTCACCAAATCATAATAGCCATCAGCTGAGGCTTCACCGGACGCGCTTGACAATTCCCCAAATGTGCTGTTTCCGGCAGGCTGTGCCGCCGCATATTGAAATTTTTGCCCGGTTATTACATTTAGCGATGCGATTAAAATTTTTCCGCCGAAGCCACCCTCGCCGCCTTCGCCGCCTTGACCGGCGGACGAACCGGAATAGGAGCCGGATGACCCGCTTTTGGACTGCGAAGAAATGCCTGCCGAGCTGCCTGCGCTTCCGCTTGCGCCCGTTTCGCCGCCGCCAATAACCACAACACGAATTTCACCGTCTATTACTGATTCCCACTCGCCGGAGCCGGTGAGCAGCACGCGCTCGTCGTAGTATTCCGTGGTTTCCGGCTGCGGGGGCAGAAAGCCGACGAGTGCCGTCATTTCGCTCTTGAGTGTGCCGCTCATGGTCGTGTCAAGGCTCACGATGCACGCAGAGACCATCTTTTTATCGTAGGGGTGATAGACGCTGACCACATGTCCGGGCTTCTCCTGCCCACTTACAATGCCGTTGGTGATGGTCTCTCGGCACCTATAATAGTCTGCCAACCTTTTGGCGACAGCGGAGGAATTGACAAGAGAGACGAGCGTGGCGTCCGTGACGGACTTGACGTTTTCCGCCGCGTTCTCTGTGACGGTTTGCGTCACAAGGCGCGTGTTGTGGATGTACGTTTTGCCCTTGAGCGAGCCGGAGCCGGAGGAGATTTTGGCGTAGTTTGCGCCACTCTCCAAAATGGTGAAGCCTGTCGCGGTGAGTGAGTGCATCGGCTCGGAGAAGGTGATAATATCTCCTTGCTGAGATGTACCGGAAAACAGCTCCTTTTCGTTGGTTCCCGCGATGTACTGATGCTCTGTGACGGTAACGGCGGAGATGGGCTTTTCGGTCTCTACACTCCCGTCAAAATACATTCGCGTTTCGCCTATCGAGGAGGAAACTCCATCCCATAGCGGTTCTACTCGCAGCACACCGTTGTTGTCCGTGGTCAGCGCCGCGCCAATGGCATACAGCACTTGTGCCAGATTGTTCCGCGCCGAGCTTTCCGGCGGCTTACAATATGGAAGCCAGCCGTAGAGCTTGGTATCAGCAAAGACAGTCTTTACGAGGATGGGGATATTCCCGCAGATTTCGTTCACCACTTCCTTTACCGTCTGACCGGTATAGATCCCGCCGACGTGCAAACGCTTCATCAGCAGGCCCATCGCGGAGTCCGCCGAAATGGTATACTTATCACCGCCGATCCGCTTGATGCTCTGCACATAATAAGTGCTTCGCAAAAGGTTCTCGCGGTAATACTGCAGCGGCGCGTTTTCCGTGAATACGACGATGTTCTTGTCGCTGCACTTCACCTCAAGCTCGATGGTGTCCGCCTGCAGCTCGTCGGCAATCAAAGACGTGATCTGGTATTCGTTCCCGCTTCGCAGCGTTTCGTCATCGTCGGAAAAGATGTAAGATGCATAAACGATTTTGTTTTTTGCCATGCCTTACCTCCTTTGCGGCGATTTTGCAACAAATTGGATTGTAAGACCTCGCCAATAGTTTTTGCCGCCTGCAATGCGGGAAATACTGTCTTGGCCCTCGGTCACATACGCCTGAAAGGTCAGTGTGCTCTGCCCATACGGAAACACGACCGTGTGGAAGTTGATCGGAGCGCTCAACACCTCGTAGAGCTGGTCGTATTCCGCAAGGCTCGCGCTTCGCGCATCGATCTGAAGCTCGTAGTTGTAAAACGTGCCGATGATGTCTCGCTCCATATCGCCGGAAAGCACACGGCCGGCGTTTTTCCCGTCTAGGACTTTGAAAGACCGTTTTAAGCCGCCTACCGGAACGGTGACGTTGTAGGCCGTCCCGTCGATTGTGAATGGTGCATTCATAAAGTGCTCCCTCCGATCGCAGGCCCGCGGCGCTGCCGCTCCACTTCGATCTGCGGGTAGATCGTCCGGACAAACTGCGCCATTGTGGTGTTGCCCTTGAAATTCACGGTCACGTCGCCGCCGAAGTCGGATTCCGCCAAAGCCTGCTTGAACATCTGCAGCATCGTAGCCGCAGGAGTCTCAATGTTCATGCCGCTCCTCTGGTCACCGAGCACAGCCAGAAACTCGTTGTTGGGCGAGATCACTGCGCCATTTGCAAGGTGCGGATAGGCATCCATCAAGCTCTGCGGCGCAGCCGCGTATGTACGCGCTCCGCCGCCGGTGAAGGTTTCCAGAACGGCAGTGCCGAAACCAGAAAAGGCTCTTCCCAAGAAATCGGAAAGCGCATTTGCCGCCTCCGAGATCAAGTCGATAATGCTTGAAAGCGTATCGCCCAACCACTCGATCGCGGAGCCAAGGGCTTGTATCGCATCGATCAGCACACTTCCCAAAAACTCGGCGATCGGTTTGACGATCTCCCATATGGCGCTGAAAAGGTCAAACACTGACTGGAGGATGGGCGTAAGCGCTTTGAAGACAGAGCCGAGCAAATTGACCGCTGCGGGAGCCGCCTCTTCGATCGTCCACTTGGCAAGAGGAAGCAGGATGTTCTCCCACGCCCAAGACAGCCCGCCGAGCAAAACGTCGACCAAAGGTTCAAACACTTCCAGCAGTGAGCGGAATGCGGTCACGATCGGCTCAAGGTTCAACCCCTGTGCCCAATTCAATGTTGCCGCGCTGATCTCGTTGAAGAAGTCTAAGATATCCTGCACGACATCAAGGATCACATTCCAGATCGCGACGCCGTTCTTGTTGGCTTCCCACGTCTCGCGCAAGCGATTTGCCAGCTCGCCCACCGTGTTGTTGACGTTTGCAATGATACTCAGCAGCGTTTCCATGATCTGCACGCCGCTGCCGTCGTTCCACGCCTCACGAAATGCCTCTCCAATGCTGCGGAGTAGGTCCATGACCGACGTGAGTCGAAACGCAATGCTCTGGATCACCGCTTCGCCCGCGCCGGAGTTCCACGCCGTCGTAAACGCCGCTGCAATGTCCCCGATGATGCCGAGGATAGTCTGCAGGAGAAGCTGGAACGAATTGAGAACGGACAAGCCGGCGCCGCTCGTCCACACGTTTTTGAACGTCGCCCACAGAGAGGACGCGAGGTCTTTGAGTTTCTGGAACGCGCTTTTGGCCGCGTTGATGGTTGCCGTGCCGTACTGTTCCCAGCTTTTCTTGAATGGCTCCCAGAACGAAGAGAGACCGCCCGTGTCAAAGACTGTAGAGAAGTCCGTATCAAACTTTGGCGCAGTCTTGTTTTCTTCTTTGCTTACCTTTTCGATCGTGTCGAACGAGGCCAGAAACTTCTCGGCATTTTTTGCCGCCTTGCCGGTCGCCTCGGTCGCGTCGGCCTGCTCGTAAAGGGCTTTGGCATTTTCCTGCGCCTGCTTGGCGGTCGTTCCAAAGATGGAGGCTACAAACTGCGCCATCTGGGCCGTAAGCTGCTCCACCTTTTCGAGCATCGCCGTCAGAGCCGGTAAAACCGCCTCGTAGATCGGCTGGAACGCCGTGAGGAGATTGCTCTTGATGCCGCTGAGCGCCTTTGCAAAGTCGTCGTTAGCTGTCAGGTATTGCCCCATCTGCTGGGTCAGCTTGCGCAGAGCCTTGCTGATGACGTTGAACACCAACGCGCCAAGCACGATGGACTTTAAGCGTCTGCCGAATTTCTGCATGGAGCGGCTCGCCGTGTTCATGTCTTTGCTGCTCTTGCCGATGCAGCGCAGCTTGGCCAGAAGTGCAGCCGCGGCAAGCTTGGACTTGGTCAGTCCTGCCGCAATGCCAGTCTTAAGCTTTCCGCCGATGTTGCCGAGCACCGCACGGAGCTGCTCAAACTTGCTCGTGTAGCCGCCAGCCAAGTCGTTAATTGCCGCCCGGGTACCGCTTGCCTCCGCCTGCAGGCGTTCGAGCTTGCTCTCGGCAAGGGTAATGTCCTCCGCCAGATGCCGAGCCTCTGTCGTTGCTTCGGGGTTTCCTTTTAAGTCTGCGAGCCTTTGCTTTAAACCGTCTGCTTTTGCGTCGGCCTCTGCCAGTTTTTGTGCCAGCGTGTCGATCTGAGTTTGCGTCTGCGTATCTACTGAGCCGTTGGCCGCTTTGCTGATGTCCGCATATTCGCGGAGCTTCTGGTATTCCTGATCGAGTTTTTCCGCTTCTGCTTCGGCTTTTTTCAGCTCATCGGCCAGTTTTTTCGCGCCTTTTGGTTCCGCGTTTTCCGCAGTCAGCTCCGCATATTTTTCTTTTAGCCGATCGACCGCCGTCGCCTGCTTGTCTACGCTTTCCGTTTGGCGGCGCAGCTTGGCATTGAGCTGGTCGAGCTTCTTTTTCGCTTTTTCGTCACTGACGATGGCTTCGATGCGAATGCTGCCGTCAGCTTGTGCCATAAGGGTTCACCCCTTTCCTGTTACTTGATCTGTGCCCAGAATTCGTCAATGGCTTCCTGCTCTTCCTTGGTAAATTTAACCGGCGGAGTGAGCTTCTTTTTCAGCCGCTCGTACTGTGCTTTCTGCTTGGGCTTCATGCCGCTCGTGTCCGTCCCGCGGATCTGGATCGCATGAGACAGCGCGGAATCTTCATCCACGCATCCCAAAAGCTCCATAAATTCAAACCAGTGCATTTTCTGCTTGTGGATGTCGATGCCAAAGCTCTTTCGAAACGAGGAGCAAATGCGGCCGGCATCGAAGTCAAACCAAATGCATTGCTTTGCCTTGTCCGGTGCGTCCTGCGCCTCCGCTCCGCAACGCATAAACCACCCGAGGCCCTCCACCGCCGTCTCCAGCGGCGGAAGGCCCCGTCCGAAGAGGAGCGAAATAGCCGTGAACACACGGTCGTTTTCGCTCAAGTCTTCATCTTGCAGGCAAAGTGCGATCTGAATGCCAATCCGATAATCCGGCCGGATCAAAAAGCCGTTGTAGTCCTCTGGAAGATGGTCTAACAAAATGTCAAACACTCGATCCCCTCCGGCCGGCGCTATACTTGCTTATTGCTTCCGCACGGTCTTTTTTGTACTCTTCTAAATAGGGAGTCAGAAGCGTAAAGAATTCGAGGAACATCTCAACGCCCGGAAGAATATTGCCAAAAACCTTGTGGCAAGTCTCCGCGCCGAAAAGGCCGTCTACCCGCTCCATCATGTACTTGTCAAACGCGACGATCACATCCATCGATCCGAGGATATCGTTGCTGTCCGTCTGGATCTCTGCCGCCTTTTTCTGCGCCTCATCGACCAAGGCATAGAAATTACGGAGGAATTGGTCATCGCCGACCGGAAGGAGGATGTATTCGCCCTCGTCGTTTACTTCAATGCGCTTTACGCCGTTCAGCCGAATCACATTTGCCATCTTGTTTCCCTCCTATCAGGCGGTCTTGGTAAAGGTGGGAGTACCGGACGTGATGGAGACCGTCCCGGGGATCGGGTCGCCCACATAGTTCAGCGTGTACTCCAACACGGGAGACTCACCGCCGTCGCCGCCGTAGGTGTCCACCTGAACAGAGACCTCCTGCACCTCTGCCGCGTAAGTAGCCGAAGCCTCAGAGCCGGTCTTGTCGTAAAGGTCGACGTTGAGGAGCCATGTGTGCGCGTCGCTCATGGTGGAGCGCTTGCGGCGCAGGCCGTTAACAAACTCGTACACCTCGTCACCCTTGGTGCATTTCTGCGAAATGGGCATGGTCGGCTGATAGCCGGTCAGCTCTGTCGTGGCAGATTCGGAAATAATGTCCTGCTCCGTCTCCGTCTGCGGGTTATATTCCGTGGACGCGCTGTCTACGTTTTTACCAACGCGCTTCCACGCTGCATCTGCGTAGTCCGCGGCTTTTGAAGTATCCAGAAAGTGTGCGATCGCGCTTCTTTTAATTTTTTCGATTGCCATAAATTAGTACCTCCGTATGAATTTGGTTGAATTGATTTGACATGGGAACCCCGGTATGTTATGCTGTGCAAAGAAGGAGGGATCATGATGTATTGCCAGAATTGCGGAAAGCAAATTAACGAAACGCCTTGCCCTTACTGCGGATTTTCGGATAAGCAGAAGATCAAAATGCCGACATTCGAAAAGAAACAGCCAGCACCTCAAGAGCAGCCGCAAACTCCGCAGCCGACAGTTGTCTTGCAGAACACTAACGTGATCGGCGGGTACCTTACCGTTGGCCCAAAAAAGAAAGTCACAGCCCTTTTGCTCTGCATCTTCCTCGGTTTCCTTGGCGCTCACCGCTTTTATGTTGGCAAAACCGGATCGGGTGTTTTGTACCTTTGCACAGCCGGTCTTTTAGGCATCGGATGGGTCGTCGACATTTTTATCATTGCCGTTGGCGGTTTCCGCGATGTAAACGGCATGTTTTTGCAATGACCTTGCCGCTCCTTCGGGAGCGGCTTTTTATACCTCGACGTGGTATGTCATTTTCATCATGATCTGATGGTCTTCGTCGCCGTTTTCAAACACATCAAACATCACCGCCCTCGCAACCGGCTCGATGCTTACCACCGTGCGATTCCCCCCAATGTCTGGAAATTGTTTCTTTGCCCATTCCCCAATTGCATCCAGCACTTCGTCGGCCTTTAGCCGCTTATCTGTGCTGTTTCCAGGTTTGATACGGTAAATCAGCTTGAATTGATACTCCGTATCGTAGTTTCCGAGAATGTCATAATCAGGCGAATATGAGTTTTGAACCAGAGATAGAGCCATGCCTGGCGTATCTGCCGAAAGCTTGGATTCGTAATCAATCAATGCAACGGGTTTGTCTGGGTAAGTGTTGAGCCAAACTAAGATTTTCCGATTTAAGTCATCCTGCTCCTGCTTAGAATAAAGCATGATCGGCTTTTCATTTAAACTCATGCCCCGCCGCCTTTCTCGCTACGCGCAACCATTTGCTTTCGTTTTCGGCCTTAGACGCTTCAAACCAGTGGTCGGTTGCCATGCCGTGATGGTCTTGCCGAAACACAAGGTTCCGGTCAGTCGCAACCTTTGTCCCGCCTTTTGGCGCATATGTACTGCCGGTGTTTGGGTCGACCATGACCTTGCCTTCATAGAGAAATCTTGCATAAGGTCCCGGATAAACAACAGCTCCGCCATCCACATAGGCCCGATTGGATAGGCCTGCCGCAGCGCCAGACATCGGAACATAGGGAGCCGTGTCCTTCAAGATTTGCGTGGCAACCACAGTCTCGATTTTTTGACTTGCCCGATCAAGGAAGCCCTTTGGCGTTTTGATTTTTACGCGATATGCAATCATTTCACTTGCCTCCGCATTCCCAATGCTGCATATCTTCGCTGCCAAAGTCCATTGCGTCTACCTTTGTCAGATTCCAGCAGTTATCCTGTGAAAGCGCCACATCTTCCTTGTCGGTGACAAATTCGCCCTTGATGAAAAACGTAACCCCACCGTTGCCGCTGACTGAAAGCGTCCACAGTCCGGTCTTATCTGTGGCCCGGTAAAACTCCTGCGGCCCGACGTACTTCTTGGGCTTACCCGTTGCCCCGTCTATCGCTTCTACGTAAAACGGGATATATAGGTTGACCGCATCCGCGCCCTCTAACCCAGTCTTGCGCACATTTGCGCCCTTTGACGCTTCGCACAGCACGCCGCGCAAAATCGTGACATAGAGCTTAGTAACGTCCTTAAACGTTGCCGGATCAGTTTCCTTGACGGAGTTGTAGATCGTTACAGTATGGGGAGCGTACATTTGCAGTCACCTCCCCGATACAAAAGTCCGGTATGCGCCAGATACTCATTGCACAGGTTCGCAAGCATTTGTTTACTGGTGCTTACCGCATCCAGCACAGACTTTGCCGCTTCACCGCCGGTCGTAAGCGTGCGGGAATAGCTACCTACCGATTCGCTCTTGGTTTCCGGGTCTCCTGCATTGGCAAGGCTTTTTGTCGCCGCCTTCTGCGCCGCGTCCAACAAAGCGTACTGGTCGATCAACGCACAGCAGCACATCTTTACCGCGTCCAAATCGGCGTGACTTTCAGCCTTCCCCATCGTGTAGTAGTCGAGGAAGGAGCTGGCCCGAACAGCCAGACGCGGAAAATCTCCCTCGCTCACAGAACCTATATAGATTCCGGCGTAGTATGTATAATCAGCGTATATCATACGGGTCAGCTCCTTTCAGATCAAGAAACGGTAACGGTAGCAGTTCCAGTTTTGGCGCCGTCCTGCTTGGACTTGGCCGTGACGGTGATACTGGTCTTAGTCTCAGCGGAGTCGATAGTCAGCAAGCCGTCTTCGCTGATCTTGGACTTTGTGCCATTCTGGCTCCACTCGACCTCGCCGTTGATGATGCCCTCGCCGGTAACGGCAGCAGTAAACGCCTTGCTGTCGCCCTTTGCCATCGTCGCGGTAGCGGGCGAGACGGTAACAGCGGAGATGTCGCCGCCCTTTCCGTACACGGAGAACGGGAACGGGTCAGCCTTGTCCACGTTGTAAGCGTTAACGGGATTCGCGATCTCCCAGCCGAGACGCATGACCGCGCGCAGCGCCACCATGTCATTCTGCATCAGGTTGTAAGTGATGGCCTTGGTGGTGGGGTCTTGGATAACACCCTCGGTGAAAATCTTGAACGTCATGTCCTGACGGATGGCGTAGACGAGCTGGCTCCAGTCACCGACGATCATCTGCGCCTGCGCGGGATCGAACGCGCCATTCATGGGGAAATACATATCCATGCCGTCAAGGCCGTAACGGGTAGACCCCTGCATATCGGACTTGAAGATGGGCTGGCCGGTGGTGTCCTTGAGACCGCGGAGCTTGCCGCGCATCTGAATAGCGGACATTACGCCATTGGGGTTAAAGCCGTCCAGCTCGACCTTGGCGATCAGGCCATTCTCGCCCATGATGTCGCTGAAAATGTCGGAGCTGATGGGCACACCGTTGCCGGCAGCGACAGCAGCAGGAACAACGCCAGTGCGCCAAGTGCTCGGCTTGTTCGTGCCAAACAGGATAGCCGCGTCGATGACCTTGCCGAAAGCCTCGGTCAGGCGGGGCTTGACCTCGCCCCAAATGTCATAGTCCGCATCATCGAGAGCAGCCTCGGGAATGGGGACGATAACCGCGATTTCCTCGGCATACAGCTTCTTCTTGTCCCACGCCATCTTGGTGGTCTGCTTGAAGGCGTCGCCAGCGCCGTCGCCGGTCGCTTCGCCGTTGACGAAATACGCGGAGGGAAGCGCGTCGAGCACGTTGATGGTCTGCGTCTTACTGGACATATTCGCCAGTCTGCGGCCCATACGAAGAACGGCAGATTCGGCGATAGCGCCCTGCATGATTTCGCGAGTTACGGGTTCCGGGATAAGGCCGGAAAGTGCGGAACGATCAATACTTGCCATGTTGTAATCTCCTTTTTGTTACTTGAGTGCGCCGCGGATCAGATTGTTCATCGCGGCATTGGTATCTGTTTTCTTTTCGCCGCCGCCAACAGCGGCGGACCAGTCGATTTTTACGCCGTCTTGGAACGCGGACGGATCGGCGCTGACTTGCGCTTTGTGCCATTCGTCAAACCCATCAAGCGCACCATCTTTGATTTCAAGGTGCTTTGCTTTCAGGTCTGCCAAATATGCCTTTTCCGCAGCCTTAGAGCTGAATTTCACGCCCTTTTCAGCAAGCGTCTTACGGATCACATCTGCGTAGTCATAATCGGCGATCTTGGACTTGTAGCCCTCGATCTCCTTTTTGAGCGCTTCCGTTTCCGCGCTGCCGTTCGCTGCAAGCTGCTTGTTTTTTTCCACTTCCGCGTCCAGCTTGCTCTGAACAGTCGAAAGCGCCTTTGTGATTCGCCTGTCAAACTCCGCCTTATAGGTGGGCTCAGCCAGTATTTCATCAAAAGTCTTAATTTCGTCTGCCATTTTTATTCTCCTTTTATTCCCACAGCGTCATTCCCCGCTGCGTATTACAAAATTCGGTTGCCTTTCTGACTTCTTCCCAGTTCAATACAACACCTTCATTCTCTCCCGCTGCTCTGGCAGCCCTGCCGCCGCGCTGAACGCCTTGTATTTCGCGTTTAACCGCCGCATCCGTATGTTTACCGCCCGTTCTTCTTCATGCAGACCTGCGGCCTTGTAGGCGGCTTTCTCGCGCTTTAGCTTGCGTATGGTGCGCTCTACCTTTCGTTGCTCCTGCGTGGCCTCGTATGCCGTATAAGTCTTGCCCTCAAACGTAGAGCCCAAACCATCGTCAATGTGGGCAAGCTGTTCGTCTGTGTAAGTGCGCTCGCTTACACCCTCAACCCAAACATTGCGGCGGTGGCGGCAGTTGGCTCCTTCCAGCCCATCCACGGCACCCAAACCGCACACCTCGTAGATGCTCGGGTAGATGTCCCCTGCGCGAATACTGTATACCTTGCCTTGCCAGTCTTTATGGCTTGACCACGGTGACGGCCCTGGCTTATCTCTCGCGCCGGCATGGGCAGACACTTCATAATACGGCGTTTCTAAGTATTCCGCCGCTTGCTCCGTGTACTTACTGCACAACTGCGATACGCCTGTCATTACGGCACGGCGCGCAGCTACGTCTACATGGTCGCGGTGTCCGCTCTCATAGTCCACCACGCGCAGGCCATTGCTTGCAAGCTCCCTAACGGCGTCTTTGATTGCTTGCCCATACGAAATAGCCCCGCTTTCTACTTTCAACGTGGCGGCATCTAAAGCCCACTGGTAAGCCTTTGCGGGAGGCAGCATCGTCCGCCCTGCGTCTACCAAGAACCCCATCGAAGCGGTGATGTTTCGGAACACGTCCCGCGTTTGCCGTTTAATGGCGTCAATGGTGGTTGCATCCACCAGCACGTCAGGCTGTGTTACACGGGCAAGGTCGATGACTTCGGTGTAATACTTCTGATTGCGCTCTACAACGTCATTAAGCAAACTATTTAGCTTTTGTTTGCTAATCCCTGTTGTTTTGCTAATAGCTTCTTCGATGCTTTTAAGGTCAATGCCGTGCGATCTCAGCGCTTGAATATCCTGCACCGTAACTTCATTGAGCTGATCTGCGAAGACCAATCGGCTGCATATCTCGTCAAGCAGCGTGATTTCAAGCGCCCGGAACAGTTCTGCAAGTTCTTCCGGCAGCGCGTCAAGGACTTCCGGATGAAACGGATATTTCATTTGCTTCCCTCCGTTTCACAATATCGTCGTAATGTGGCTTTACCCGTATCACGTTCCAGTCGCATTCTTCCGGCACTCTGCCGTAAAAGATCACCCATTCCGGCGACAGCCGTTTCATCATTTCTTCGTATCCGCGCAGAAACAGGCGTTTGCTTTCCTTGTTTTGCTGTGTGCCTACCGAGGAAACCGCCACAACGCCGCCCTCCGGCTCGCCGTCAAAGCACCAATCATAGCTGCTTTCGTCGCTCCATGAGATAGTCGGATACACCGTGACCCCGTGTAGCTGCCAATATGCCGCCAGCCAGTGCTTGCGATAATGGTTATAGATCTGCATTGCAAGCGGCATATCTGTGTATGTGGAAAAATCCGGCGCGCATACCGCCGCAAACTGCGACAGTTTCGGAATGTACTTGACCGGCGTGTTCCAGTGCCTTACAAATTGATAATCGTCAATAAAGAAATGCACGATTTTATCTTCTGGGTTCTTTGCCGAAAGAAGATAGTTCCCCGGAACAAATTCCCCTTGTGGATACGCTTTGACCGGTTCGATCTGCGGAATATCGTACTTGCCCACGCCGGGGAATGTGAACTTGTCGAGATTTTCAAAGTTAATCATACCGGACGCCATGTGCCGCTGCGCTTGTTAGCCCTGCGGTATTTCTTGCCGTTTACCGTAACTTCCAACGCGCCGGACTTTTGCGCTGTTACAAAGGCATTGGAAAACGCCTTGTTTTCTGCTGCTTTGCGGTTTTTACTGGACTGGTCACGCAATTTCCGCATGTAACTATCCATTTCACCGCGCGCTCTTGCAGCTCTGTCTGCGGCGCTTCCTGTTTTCTGCGCCGTTGTCAGGCGTGCAGGCCCGCTTGCATAAGGATTGACTGCTCCTGCCGCCGTTTTGAGCGCCGTTGTTGCGAGAGTTGCCATCTGCTTTACGGCGTCTTTCTTTTCAGCGTCCGACAGCTCAAGCCCATTGATTTCAGCAGCGTTGCGCTCAAATGTGCGCCTGATAATATCGCCCATATCAGTGACAGATGCAGCGTTTGCTCGGTTAATATCCTGCTGTGACAAAAACCGCGCGAGGCTCATACCGCGCCCACGCCCAAATTCTCCAGCTCCAATGCCGCCACCAGCTCCGCCTCTGCCGCCCATTACTCTACCTCCTGTTGTCCTTCGGTTGTCATGTCCTGCATCTTCGGCAACGCCGCCTTTGCGGTTTCCTCGTCCTCGTTTTTGTACGTCATGCGCATTTCATAATCGTTGAGGATTCCAGCAGACAAAAGCTGCATATCGCGCGCAAACTCAGCGTCTTTGTCCTGGAAAATACTGTCGTCAAAATCAATACTAATTTCAACATTTTCATCCAGCCCGGCGTTCATGGCCGTATTGCCCAGTCGGAGGAGAACCCTACAAAGTTCAACAAGCACCTGCTCCAAGATGATCTGGTGCTTCCCTCGCGTCTTTGCAAGCTCACTGTGCGTACTGATAACCTGCGTCGCAGTCGCCATTACGGCTTGGTCGATCTGATAAAAGTTCGTGCCAAAGCCGCACTTGCTCCCCAAGATATTAAGCGCGAACTGAACCCCGACACTTAACTTATCGGAGTTAAGCGTCATGTCGATTGGCTGAATAACCGCCCCATCGCTTACATCTTCTGGCATAACGTAGTACACAAGATCGTTTTCATCAAACGCCGGTGTACCATCAAGAAATTTACTCGCCGCAGGCTTAACCATAATGCGTTTTTTGCCCATCACAAACTCATTGATGTAAGCATCATAGGCAATATCGGCACCTTCGAGTGCATCAATAGCATTGGCATAAACCGAAATGCCGGTTGGAAGCAAATAGTTGAAGTTGTTTGCAATGTTGGGTCGGTCAATGACAAATTGACGCTTATCGCTTCCGGTATGCACAACAGGTGGGATGCGCTCAAAGCCCTTAACATTGGTCAGCGCTTCGTCTGCAAGTTGCTCATTATCATACCGATAAATGCGGTTCTCAATGACGTATTCGCCGCCATCCTCTTTGCGATGGATTTGCAGATAGAGGTAATCGCGCCCGCCCCTTGTAACTACAGAGGAAAACGCGCACTCGCTGATATATCCGTTCTGCCATGTCAGCGGATAGATATTTTCGATGGTCACATAGTCCAGCACAATGCCGGAGGCGTTGCCGGGTACGATCTCTCCGCTCTCGTTGACCTCTTGCCCCACCACGCGGGGAATGTAGGCCACAGTGCCCAGCGCGGACTTCATTTCCTGCATCTCGTTCGCCTTAACGGCAAAATTGTTCTCCGTCAAGATGCGGTCAATAAATTCCTGCTCTTTCTGCCCTTCAAGCGTTATCTGCACTTTCTCGTTCATGAGAAGATTCGCCCAATCCTCGCACAGCTTCTTTCCCATTCCAAGGGAATACCGCTTGCAGTTGACCACGCTTTCACCGTTACGGACGCGATAATTGTGGAATCCCTTTACATTGCCCTGATACCAGCTTTTCCACTCCGCAACCTTGCTGTAAAACGATTCGGGGATCGTGGTATAGCCAAGCTCGTTAAGTTTTAAGATAACTGCATTGCTCATATCATGCTACCCCAATATCTTAATTCTCCGTCTTTTCTCGCTTCCGCAGCCTCTGCCAATGTATCAAATATCCCAAGATGTATTTTTTTGCTGTCAACGTAAATCGTGGCTCTATATTTCCCATTCTCCATATGAACCCCGTTTACTCCCGTTTTGTTTATCTTTTCAATCCTTTTGTTTCTTGCCTGTTGTGTGTGCGTTGCCCACCTGCAATTATCAGGCGTATAATCCCCGTTCACAGAAATCCTGTCAATTGTCAGATTATCGGCATATCCATTTTCGAGTGCCCACTTGATAAACGCAATTGAAGAGTTATTCCACTCGCAACACACGCAAATCCCGCGACCACCATAAGCCGCATAATCTTTGTCGTTCGGGTTATTGCAGCGTTGCCGTATCCCTTGCCATATTTTATAAATCCTTGGGTACCGCTTTTTAATGCCAAGTTTACGCAATTACGCCCATCCTCCTATACAGCGGTTCCAGACCATACCGAGCAGCAGAAATGCAGTGGTCATTTGCGTCTGGGTAGCCGCTAATAATATCGCCATCTTTATTGCGCTCATACTCATAGCTCACAAACTCATCGCAAGCGTGAGGCGTTCGCCGCCTATCAATTACGATTTTTGAGCGCCGCGCAAGGTATTTCATTGAATAATCCAAAGATCCCGGCCCTTTTACCGCGCCTTTTGCGGGCAGACCCATTGCCCGGTAATCTGCAACGCTTTTAGGCTCCGCACTATCGCAAATAATGTAAGCGTCTGTATACCCTTTATTGAGTATCCATTGCGCGGTTTCTGCATTGCTTTTCTTGTGGCAATAATATTCATCAAGAAAATACAGCGTGTTCCGTGCGCTGTCATACGCCATACGCAAAAAAGCAAATGCATCTGGATAATACCCATAGTCAACGCCCTGATAAATGCGGTCGAAGTGCGACATTTCCTCGTCGGTGATTTCTCTCAGTTCCAAATTTTCAAACACATTGCCACCCGTGCCGACCGGAATGCCGAGGTATTCGTGCTGATATGCACGCTCGTCCGTCTCTTTTAAGTGTTCCGCCTCATCGATAAACTGCTGTCCCAGCCACTCAGGCGGCGCTTGCAGATACGTTGACTTGTGGCAAAGCCGGTCAGCGCGTTCTTCCAAACTATCCTTGTTTGCCCAGTTGTCACGCGAGATAGGCGGGTTATAGCTCTCGAAATTCCAAAACACCGAGCCTCCGCGCATGGTGGATTGCAAAATGTTTCGGATTTCCGCGCGTCCGGCAAACTGGTCTTTTTCTTCAAAGTGCGTCACGGCAATGTAGCCAAACGGGACTTTGATAGACTTGATCTTCATGGGGTCATCAGCGCCGCGAAACATGATCTTCTGTCCTGTCGGCTTATAGATCAGTTCCATAGGGGAGACTTTCGCTTCCCAATACGCCGCCATGCCCAATTCGCCGATTGCCCAGATATACTGGGCATAGACGCTATCGCGGATTGTGTTTGCCACCTTGCGCAGCACGAGCGCGTGCGTGCCGGGATTGTTTATCAGCAGCAGGGGGACAAGCACAGATACCGTGGAGGACTTCAGTGATCCGCGCCCACCGCTGAAATCGTAGTGCGTGTGACCGTGGTGGAACACGTCATGCGCCACGTCGTAGAACGCAGAGCCGATTTTTTCAGACAGGCGAATGTTAGACATCAATAACCACCTTGACGGAATCCGTGCTTATTTTTGTCTCGTTCACTTCACGCCAGCCGAAATTGCAGCCAAGCGAGAATTTCGCGCCGTTCGCACCATCTTTGTCGTACAGCCGGGATTCGGCGTATTCCTCGCAGCGGGACTTCGCGCGCGTAACCGTGTCCGCGAACTCCGGCCTTGCTTGATAGTCCAGCAACGCTTGTCTCCCTGTGAATCCAAGCGCCAATGCAAGCCCTGTGATTGTCGGGGGCTTTGCGTTGATGATAATCGGCACCCCGTACTTATCTCGCACAGCGCAGCCGTCATCTCCGATAAACGGTTCGCCTTCGCACTTTTTGAAGTAAACGTCAATAGCTTCCTGCATTGCCTTTACGCTTTTCCATTTTCTTGGCGCTCCGCCAGCCATACGCTCACTCCCTTTCGTTTTGCTACCAGCCCCCGCCCCTTGGCCTTACATAGCAGACTTTACCCGCCCCGAAGGGCACATCTGGTACGGCATTGCAGCCCTGCCCTGCTTTAGCGCTTCAGCCATCATTCGGCGTCACTCGCTGTGGTCTCCCCTTACGGGGCGCCTATGCCGCATGTTGCCCTCAACCGCCCGCCCCGAAGGGCGGGCTATCAAGGGAGGAGGAAACAGATGAAAAAGCAGAGGCGTGAAGAGCCTCGCCCCATCACGCTTCTATTTTTGCATAGGTTTTTCTTATTTTTCCCCTTAAAAGGGGAATTTTCAAAATTTTTTTAGATAATCGTCCACGGTCATCGGATTATCCGTCCGTCCGAGCAGATAATCGACCGACACCCCGAATTTATCGGCAATACTTTCCAATGCGTCCGTTGTGGGCGTTGCCTCCCCCGCCTCGTACCGCCTCACTGCGTCACGGTGCAGGCCGCATAGTTCAGATAAGACATATTGCTTTATTCTCTTTCTCTCCCGTAAGCGCTTCAAGCGCTCGGGAAACGCGTTCATACCAGCACCTCCTCCGGTCGAAAACTCTCTTTAATCTCCTTGCCGTCTACCATGATCGCCACGGTCACATAGCGCCGTTGCGGATGGATGTACGTCACCACGCCGGCGCGGATCGGGTACAGTTTTTCGCCGCGCGCCTTTCCAGGAAACTCCTCCGGAACCGTCATAAACTGCGCTCGCACCTTGTCGCCTACTTTCATTCCGCACCTCCAAACGCTTCCTCAAACGTCAGCCCGCTCTCTCTAAGGATGCCTTTGATTACGTCGATGGTGTGCTGATTGTTGCCCGACAGCCACCACCAGATGTTGCTTTTGGAAATGCCTACCGCATCGGCAAGCTGGCGGCGCGTGTACTGCCGCTCGCAGAAAACCTTTTTCAGCGCCGGATAGACGTAATAGGGAAATTCGATCATTTTCTCCCCGCCCTCCGTTTGTATCGGTCTTTTGACCTCTGAATGTAATTGATCATCGCGACTTCTTCGGCTATGCTGGCCGTTTCGTTTCTTTTTGCCTCTTTCTTTTCTTGCAGCCACGCAGCGTACCGCTCACAGGTCGAATGACAGCCGACATGCCGCTCTTGGCAGTTAAAACAGCTCATGTCATCCCACCTCGTACTGCGGGTAGGCAAGCACGCGATAGCTCGTCTCGTAGTGCTTCTTGCGTCGGTGTTCGCTCTTTGTGTGCATTAAAAGCCTTGTTCTGATCGCGTGCCACCCCTCGACCGGCTGCCACTTCAGCTTCCGCGTTTCCTTGTCGCATTCCGACCAAGGGCATTTCCCGCAGGCGTATTTGCACGACCAGCAAAGCGTCGAACTTTGTTCTGCCATTTACACTTCCTCCACCCAGATGCCGAATCGCTCCAGCATCAGTTTTTTCTTGATGATATAGTCCTTTGTTTTAAAGCCCTTTGCGTCCTCTACAATCGTTTTCCCGTAACGGGTATACACGAAGTCGGCTATGTATGTAACTGCCCTCACAGCGGCTCCCGTTGGCGTTCTCTGCGCCCCCACTAGCTTGTATGTCTGCTGTAGCTTCAAATCGTGTATTTTCCCCGCTTTCAGAAGCAGCCGCAGCTCATCATAGCGGTCTGCCTCGTGCTTGCTGTCAAACGTAATACCATGCCGCACGGTTTTGCGGTTGTGGTACTTTCCCGTTTTTTGAGCAAGTACCTTTTCAACCACCTGTTTTTGTGCCGCAGGCCCAAGACGTGCAAGGTCAGATGCCGTCAGGCTCATTTCCCCCTCCCGTCTGTCACCATGACCACGCGCACCTTGCCGAACTGCTCAAGCGCCATTGCCACGGCCTCCTTGGTCGCCAGCTTGTCGCCGTAGTCTTCGATGTCGATGATGATGCGGATCATGTGCCGGACTCCTTTTTAAGCCTTGCCTCCATGAGCGCCTCACGGGGGTCTAAAATTTCAAGCAATCTTATCCACATCAGATTTCACCATCCTTACGCTTGCCGTAGCTGCAAAAATCATCCGGATGTTCACGGTCGAGATGGACTTCACACCATCCCGTTTTCGGTTTGTTGTATGACCGACAATTCTTGCACCGCACCACGACTACGGCGTCGACAGTGGGGGCTTTTTCGATCAAGCCAAGTAAGCCGTTCCAACCAGCACAATACGCCGCAGGGAGAACATCTTTGCTGCACCGGCCCACGCCCAATTCATCAACATCAACCAGCCTCATGGTCAGCACCTCCGTCCATTTTCGCCCCGCAGTTGGGGCAGTAATTGCCGCCGCGAACATAGAAGGCCATCGCATACGCCTCATGATTGCATTGGGAGCACTTCACAAGCTCAAACTGTTCAAAACAGTCCTCGTATCGGCTATGTATCCACCGCGCATGCACCACCGGGGCCACGTCGGCGGCAATCTGACGATTGATTGCTCTGAACACAGACCCGGTATTAAAGGGTTCTGTGCTCTTAGCAATATCATTTTTTAAAGATTCTCGATCAATGTATTCATCCATTTTCCGCCCTCCATTGTCCGTTCAAACCGAATTTTCATTTGCGCCGGGCAAAGGTCTACTTCTGGGCGGCGTTTTCCCGTCCATCGCAACCCTCCAGCCTGACCGACACATTTCCAACCGGCCGCCTTTAGGCTCACGCCGCTTTCGCTCTCTAAGATATACGTTACGAGCCGCTTATAGCCCATCGCGCGAGCAGCCCGCCACGCAGCGGCGTACAGCATAGAGCAGGCGTTCCGCGTCCCATCCGTGCAAAGGCGGTTAACCTCCAGCGTCCACCCGTCATCAAGGTGACGAGCGACAGGCCGGCCGACAATGGCCACACCCACAATTTTCTCTCCGTCAGAGCAGCCAATCGAAAATTTGTGTCCTGCAACCGGCTTATGATGGCGGTGATACTGCTCGACATAGGCGTTTGCTTCTTTTAGCGTCATCGGGCATATCTCAAGCATCCTTCATCGCCTCCAATGCTTTCTCCGCTTCATTGACGGAGAATACACCTAATTTCCGTCCGCTTAGCGTTAGATAATTGTCCGCAAAAGCTGTCAGGAGGATGTTCCAATGGTCGCTTTTGTAAGTGATGCCATCCCTTTGCATTTCTACATCGTCGGCGTCCGAGAAAGGTAGCACCACCAGCCGACCGTCCTTGTCGGCCTCGGCCAGCTCGCGCAGGCGGTCGTCCAGCAGCCAGTTTTTCACATACTCCCAACTGCAATTGTAATCAATTCCAACATCCATCAGGATATTAGACATTCGTTTAGCCTCTTTCGGCGTCAGCCCCGTGTCCTCGTAGGCGGCGAGGCGCTCAACGCCTCCCTGTTTGAATCCACCACGTTTTTTCATCATCGGGAATCCGTCTTTATCGCGGTATGTCAGTCGTTCCATCACTCCACCTCCTAACATCCAGTCCCAACGCCATAATCGGGATTATTGGTAATCTTTGCAATTTCGTCTGCGGTCAGCGTTTGATTTCTTACAGTATATTTAACGGGGCCTTTGCACCTGTTCTGACACGACAAGCACTCACAACGGTTACAGCTACTTGTTGTATTCTGCCGGAATGGGCAGAGGTGATTGAAACAGTCCATCACATTTCCCTCCATCTGCACCCGTCACAGGCGCCATCATGGGCCAGTGTGCAGTTTCCGCATTTCAGGCATAGTTCGTTCCGCAGTGCGTTAATTTCTTTCGCCTGCGCCTCGATCAAGTCAGCGGCTTCCGCCAGGTCTTTTTCCAGTCCTCCCAGCGGCTCCATCATGTCCCCATTTTCCCACCAATCCGCGTGCTCACGCAGCGCATTTACGAGGTTTTGATCTCTCATGTTCTTCACATCCCTTTCGTTCATTCCTTAACCCTCCAATCATCGTTCCGCACCTGAAATGCATCGCCGAGCTGGATGGTCTCGGGGAAATTGCGTTGCGTGGTCTGGATGGCGTACTTGTCGATTTCCGTTGCATAGTAGGCGGTGATCTTCACGCCCAGCTTGTCCAGGGCGATGTGCCCGCAGCTCATGCCGTCGTACATCGACAGAACTTCCACCGGCTCCGTGGTCAGCCCTTCAAAGTGGCTCATAATGTGGGCGATCACGTCCACCGTCCAGCCGTTGCCCAGCATCTTGTAGGCTTGGCTGTTGCTCACCGGGAAAACGTACTCATCCGGCATGGTCTGGAGGCGTTTACATTCCGGCACGGTCAGCTTGCGAATGATGTAAAATCCGTCTCGCAGTTTAATCGGGTATCGCTTGCCTTTAATGGAGATAAAGCCGTCGCGGACTTCGTATACGGGGCACACTTTCCCATCCAGGCCGCCGATTGGCGTTGCATAAAGGCCCGTCTTGGCTCCCAATCCTCCGCCATTCCCGCAGAGGGTCACGCTTTTCCCGTCAGGGCTGTAAACACGGTATTGCTGGCTGTCAAAAGTCTGGTTCTTGGCGTCGTTTTCAATGGTGCCGATACGGACAGGCTCGACGCAAATGTTGTACGGCACGCCGCGATGAACATTTGCGGTGATGCACAGCGCTTTGTCTGCCTCCCCTGGCTTTTGCAGATATGTCCAACGGTCGGAGTATTTGCCATGCTCACCAACCATGTAATCCATTTCCCGCTCAGACAGCGGCTTAATGGCAACAGGCTCCGCTACCGCGTTCCGCTGCCTGCGCGCAACGGCATCCTCCGCCGTCGCACTGTGTCCTGTTTGGAGCGCATAGCTCTTCTCGCGCAGCGGGAAGCCGGTCTCCAAAATATCCCGCAGCAGAATACCCCTGTCCTCCGGCTGCTCCACCGGCACCTGGCTGTATGTGCCGTCCTGGTTCCGTCTGCCCACCCAATACAGGCGCTGGCGGTTCTGTGCGCTTAATAGCGCGGAGTTGATAAGCACGGGTTCCACGCCCAGCTCCGCCGTGATCTGCGTCCGGATAGCGGGCGACATGGATTTGTTGTTCTCGTAGAGAAAATAGTCCGGTTTGTATTTGTCGCGGGCGATGCGGTAGTTCAAGAACAGCTCCCAGCCGATGCCGCTGGCCTTGGTCTCGCGGTTCTTCGTCTGCGCAATACTCCAGTGAGCTAAGTGCATGGAGACCCGCCGATAAGCAGTTTAACCATGCAAAACCACCTCCTCCGAATACCTAAATTTATATCCGCCGGTCGATTTATAACGGCGTTTCCCCTTGCAAACGCAAACGACCGTAGACGGGTTTACCCCCAGTGCTATAGCAGCCTCTTTTATGCTGCTCCACAGGTGAATTGGCTCCCCGTCCATAGATAACTGCCATACGGGGCGCTCCTTCGCTTTGTTTCGTGCCCTTGCTCCTTGTCCATAGGAGTTTTGACGGGACATATTAGCCCATTCCAGATTTGACAATCTGTTATTTGTCTTATCTTCATCCAGGTGGTTTACAGTAAGAAGTCCGTTCGGATTTGGTATAAAAGTATTTGCAACCACCCTATGTAGAAGCAGACTTCTTGCAGTTCCGTCTTTAGATAAATGCACTCGAACATAGCCGTTTCGCTCAACTTTTTGTTTTAGGATCCGACCCGTTCTTGAATTTCGTACCTCTCCATTATCCGAAACCTCGTAGAATCCTTCATACCCCGAAATTGGTCTCCAGTGCGTGCAGGGTGAACCGCCAATCAAAAGTTTCATGCTTTCCTCCTCACAGGTATTTTTTCATTTCAGCCGGTAGTTTTTTTTCTCGGTAATATTTAGTACGCAGCCTTTCGACCGCTCCGCAATGCGCGAGCCTATCGCCTCGTCCCAGTCCAGCACGCGCGAGATCGTCCACTCGGAGCTGATGATTGTCAAAAGGCTTGGCTTGATATACCGCGCATTGAGCAAATCAAACGCAATGTTGCGATCGCCCTCTGTTACCGTCCCCTTGAGAAAATCGTCGATGTACAGCACCTTGACGCTTTTCAGCGGATCAATGGCATCTTGATATGCCTCGGCATCGTTGACCTTTGCTTTGATGGCTGGAATATCCGCACGCCATTGCACATAGCGCACCGGCAATCCGGCGTCCATGAGCTTCCCGCACATCGCCGTGCAAAGGTGCGTTTTCCCGCTGCCGGGGCTTCCTCCGGCGTAAAACCATCTTCCGCGCCAATCGGCAAGATAGCGTTCCGCTTCCTCTTTGGCCTGCTTCTGCCACGGCTCATTCGCGCGGTAGTTCTCCATCGTGCATCTCTGCAAAATCTCTTTAAGCCCGCTTCTTTCGATGCGTTGCAGATTCCTTTTGCGGATAGAGCATTCGCACTCCCGGTACTCCGCGTTTCCGTCTGCTGACCTCCGCACGGTGTACCCCACTCCGCCGCATAGTGGGCATTCGTCAGAGATTGACAGCTCCGGGGACGTTCCATTTTTTCGCATCTCTTCCAGTATCGTTACTATGTCCATTCATCGCGCTCCCTTTCTTCTCCAGCTCGCGCTTCTCCCATGTTCGCACAGAGGCTTTCCAGTCCTTCATCGGATTCTTGCCTACCATCCAGCCTTTGGATGCGTAGAAATCAAGAAACCGTTGCGGGTCTACGTCTGAACCGCGTTCCCGAACATAAGCCAAAACATCGTCCAAAGTGGGAGGGGTAAAGCGCCTCGCGCGCGTATCTCCCTTGCTATCGTTAGATAGCTGGGTATTGGTTTCGGTATTGGTTTCGGTATTGGTTTCGGTATTGCCATTTTTGCCATTGGCAGGAATGGCTTTGCTATTTTTGCCATTGGCAAAACTGCCTTTGCCATTTTGCCATCTGACGGCAGCGCCCGCTTTGCCCGCCTCGCTTCTCGCATCAGAAATCTCCGCGTAGCTCGCCTTAAACCGATCCTCTTGTGCCATCACGCGATTGGCGTAAAATCTCTCATTGCCACAGAGCGCTATCTTCTCTCCCGTCATGCTGTATACCAGCAATGCCCGCGTTAGCCGACCGAACTCTGCATCGTTGAGGGCTTCCATCTCCTCTAAGTAGTCAAAGGGGAGGGCAGCATAATTTCTTGCCATATCGCCGCACCTACGCTTTCGGCTTTGCTGTTAGCGTGACCGTCGCACCGTATCGCGTCATAACTTCTGCGATATCGGTTGCGTCACTCTCGGACACTTCTTGCAAGACAATAATCGCCTTTCCGTGCGGCGAAACGATATGCACCTCGTATTTCATGCTGCACCTCCATCAAAACGGAAGATCGCCATCGTCCTCAAGCTCGGCAAAGCCGTCTGGCGTGCTCTCTGCGGTACTGTATGATGCAGGGCTATCGTTACCCTCTTGCCGCTTGCTGTCGCCGAAGTATACGCTGTCGGCGACCACCTCGATGGCTGTGCGCTTGTTTCCGTCCTTGTCCTCCCATTTACGAGACTGCAAGCGCCCATCTACGATAGCCATGCTACCTTTTGCGAAATACTGGCTGACAAATTCAGCGCTCTGCCGCCATGCAACGACGTCAATGAAATACGTCTTGCGCTCGCCGCTCTGCTTGTCCTTGAAATCATCGTCAACGGCAAGCGTAAAAGATGTGACAGCCGTTCCGCTCTGTGTGCGGCGCAGCTCGGGATCGCGCGTCAGGCGGCCCATAACGCAAACTCGATTCATGCTCATATTGATTCCTCCCTGTTTTTTCTGTATATCATGTTCTCCCGCGTCCATCCGGGGTATTTCGCCTTGAGATAGCCGACGATGCAGGCGTATAGTGCCGTCCTCTGTGGCCCCTCGTCAAAGGCTCGGTGGCAGGATGGGCAGAGCGTTACGATGTTCTGCTCGATGCCTCTGCCGCCCTGTGAGCGCCGTATAACGTGCGCTACAGGCTCTCCGTTGTTCCGCCCGCAGAGGATGCAGCGCCGTCCGTCGCGCTCGTATACGGCATCCTTGACGCTTTTGGGGATGGACGTGGCCTTTGTCATTTTGTGCATCCCCATTCCTCCATCATCCCTGCCAGCTTCTCCGGAGACAGGGTCTCGATGTTTTGCTCCTGGCAGTCCTGCACCGCCATATCGATCAAATGTGACATTTGCCGGGTGTTGTAGGTGCTGGAGCCGTAGTACAAAATCACGTTGGTGCAGCCGGGGATCCTGCTTGGCATGGTATCCGTCTGCCAGCCAAGCCCATTGTGTTCCCACCCGTTCCGCAACTTTTTCACGGCTGAATCGATCACACAGACCATTTCATAATTGCCGCCGATCTCCCGAATGTATCTCCGGTAAATATCCGTCTTGGGAATTCGGGTCTTTTCGGCCAGCCGGTCAACCAGAACCCAGAAGTACGCATTCGCGTCGAGGCTTCGCTTCTCGCGGTGCTTCTTTACGGTCACGTCAACGTCTGTCTCGTGCAGCTCGTCGTACAATGCGCCGACATTCTCCCGCGTGGCGATGGTGAGCAGATACCCACCATCGCGCGCAAGGGATAGATCATGCAGTCGGGCTTTCATTGGCTTTTCTCCTTGCCGTCATGCACGCCCAGCAGAGCGGAGCTTTATAGGTATTTATCGCGTTCTCCGCAATCTCGGCAACGGAATATTTCTTGCCGCCGTGCGTCACAGGGTAGATGGGCTTGCCGCAGTCCTTACAGATGTTTTTCTCATCGATCGGCTTTGGCTCGTTACGGGTATCGTCTACGGGGTCCTTAAAGGTATCGCTTTCTGCCTCGCTATAAATCCCTGAATAAGCGAGCTTGGAAAGTTTCAGCACAACGCGGTCAAACATCCGCTTAAAGGCCATTGCATAGGGGTAATCGTTTTTGCAGTTTTTTGGTGTGACCTCTCCGACCTCATAAAGCCCCTGCTCCTTGTCGCAGTAAGTATAGACCAGGGCGCCGCCGTAGCCGCATTTGTCCTCGGTCACGGATAAAGGATTAAACGGTTTTTCCAATTTGTCGTTGATTTTCAGGCAGCCGTTGTGAGAGATAATCAGCCCCGTGTACCCCATCTTGCCGCTTTTCGTCTCGTTCATAAGTATCCAGAAGTCTGTGGGGGATAGTCCATACTTCCCACTTTCGATGATCTCGCAAGCCTTTTTCTTGCTCTCTTTGTACTTGTCGGATTGCCAAACTGGGATTTTCTTCCCCTGCTTTTGGCTGTATTCCTCTTCGTTCTCGCCAAAGTTATAGTCCATGTTCTTCCTCCATTTTCAGCGGGCACCAAATCCCGATGCCGCGCGTGTCTATGATGTATTCGCCGGTCCTCCGGCATTGGTTTCGCGCGTAAGTCTCCAGCAGCGGGCAGTACATACACCGCACCTCTTTGTTCGGGAAATTGATGTCCACGGTGCAGCGCGCGTATTCCGTCACTCCATTAGGCTTCATCCTCCACCTCCGTAAACCATTCCTCGCCGCAGTACGGGCAGACCGCCCGCTCGGCGTAATACCAGCCGTTTTCCCCATCGAGGTTTTCACGCTCTATGTAGGTGTATGGCTCCGTAAAGATCGCGTGACAGCTCTCGCATTGATACATCATAGCCGACCCGCTTTCTTCAAAAATTTCCGCTCGCCCTTCGTTCGCACCAATATCGCCATCGCGCGGGAGTATTCGCCGCGATAGTGACGCTCGATCTCGTCGGCATTGCGGGAGAGGAAGTAGCCCTTGCCCTCGCAGGCGTTGACGATAAAGGGACCTTCCTCTGTTTCCTCGCGTCGCGCCTCCTCGATAAGCTCGCGCACGGTACGGTCCGGCAAACCGAGCAGGTCGCACAGGGCGCCGCGCGTCATAGCATTGTCCTCGCCCTCGCCGAGAGCAGACAACAAACGCAAAGCATCGTCTGTCATGGCGATACCTCGGTAAATTCGCCGCCGATAAGCTTGTACCATGTATCTGCCTTTATTTTTTCGCCATCAACAAACTCGGTTTTTACAAATTGGGGAACCATTCGAGCTTTCTCATCCGAATATACCCATTCGGCAAGCGTTATCCAGCTGCCGAGTTTTGCCTTAACAACGGATGCGTCTCCCGAACAACAAATAACCGAATCTTCTCCCGAGCTTTCGATCTGAGCGTAGTAGCCGCTGCTGCCGATCTTGGCGGAGTAGCCGCTGCTGCCGATCTTGGCG